CCAAGAACCATTAACCAATAACCATAAACCAAAGAATACAGTCGCCCCGCCGTTCGGCGTGACGGATTCTGTTTGGCAGGATTGGTTAAAGCTAAGGAAAGCAAAAAAAGCGGCAGTCACCCAAACCGCAATAGACGGGATACAGCGCGAAGCGGACAAAGCAGGGGTAAGCCTACAGGTAGCTTTGGAAACGTGCTGTGAACGCGGCTGGACGGGTTTTAAGGCCGATTGGTTGCAGCCTAAACAATCTCATAACTATCAGGACAAGAACCTTGGCGCTGCCAGGGCCATCTTTGGCGATGAAAGAAACTTCAATGCCCTCCAAATTACCTGACAGCTGGATTCAGCGCATTTTTGCCACGATGCAGGGCAACTATGGCACTCGGTTTATGAACCAATGGAAGACCGGCCAGGTGCTGCCCGACGGGTCTGATGCGGGTGTGGTCAACGCAATGAACCATTGGGCGGAGAAAATGGGCGGGACAAGTGCGGCGACAATCAAGCGGGCACTTGAGCAGCTTCCGGAAGAACCGCCAAGCCTGCCGCAATGGATGGCCTTGTTGCGGCGCTGCTATGTGGAGCCATCGGTTTTGCGTTTGAGCAACGACTTGACCGCCGAACAAATGGCAACGAATAAGCGGCGCATTGCCGAACTAATTGCGAGCGTGAAAAATGTTTGACCCATTCAAGATAACCGAGCCGACTTGCATCAGCTTTAGCGGCGGGCGTACTAGCGCTTATATGCTTTGGCGCGTACTGCAAAGCAATGGCGGGTTGCCAGCCGAGGCGACTGTCTGTTTTGCCAACACCGGCAAAGAAGATGAAGCCACGCTGCGGTTTGTGCAGGATTGCTCAGAACATTGGAATGTGCCTATCACTTGGCTAGAATACACGCCAGATGGAGACAAATTCAAGGTGGTGAACTTTGAAGCCGCCAATCGTGATGGACAACCATTTGCTGACTTGATAAAAAAACGCAGTTTTTTGCCTAACAGCGTGATGAGATTTTGCACGTCAGAACTAAAAATTTTGCCCATTGAGCGGTATTTTAAAAGTTTGGGTATTGATGAGTTTGAGACAATGGTCGGCATTAGGGCAGATGAGCCTAAGCGTGTTACAAAAATGCGAGGCACTAAGTTGATGCCATTGGCAAACAGCGATGTGACGCAAGCAACGGTTCAAGATTTTTGGAAGAACAATAATTTTGATTTGCGTTTAAATTTTGCTGATGGCGTAACAGCGTTGGGAAATTGTGATTTGTGCTTTATGAAGCCCATGCATCAAATTTCATCAATGGTGTTTGATAAGCCAGACCGAGCCGTTTGGTGGGCAAAACAAGAGGCGTTGATTGGTGGCACTTTTAGCAAAGACCGTCCATCCTATGCACAGATGCTGAAGTTTTCCAAAGAGCAACGCGATATGTTTGACCCAATAGAAGAAGCAATTTCCTGCTTTTGTGGGGACTGATGTGTTTGACATTGAAAAAATCCGCGCCGCAACATTTGCGGAATATGTGCGTCTTTGCCGCGACCCAGCTTGGAAAGAATGGGCATGGGCTGAAGTGAAGCGCATGGATGAAGACGACTTGTTTAGGGGCATTAAAGCCCATGTTTTGGAGCAAATGAATGCGACACGCAGCAAGGGTTGACGGGAACCAGGCCGAAATAGTGGCCGCACTAAGGGAATCAGGAGCCTCTGTATTCGTTCTAAAGCTGCCGGTAGACCTACTTGTAGGCTACGCGGGAAAAACGGCTTTAGTCGAAATCAAAGACCGAAGCAGCGCCTACGGCAGAAAAGGGTTAAATGAAAAGCAAAGTGCATTTTTGAGGGGCTGGAACGGTGGAACGGTCGCTTTGATTGATTCAGTAGATGCCGCGCAATGGCTGATAAGGTGCATGAGTGATAGTCCACCTGTATAGCCCGACTCAAGCCACGACGGTGATGAAAGACCTGTGGCCTAGAGTCAAAGATGCGTTGGAATCGGGCAAAAAGATGCGCTTGGAAATAAAAGAAAGTAGGCGCAGCACCGAGCAGAACGATATGTTTCACTCCATCATTGCTCAAATTGCTCAAAAAATGGGCGAAGCAGGGTCAACATGGACTGCCGACGATTGGAAACGCCTGCTGATAGACCAATGGGCGCATGAGACTAATCGCAGAATCGGCAAAGTCGTGCCAAGTTTGGACGGTGACCGCGTGGTACAGCTTGGCCTACAGTCTCACAAATTCACCGTAGAGGACTCAAGCGAGTTCATAGAATTTTTAATTGCCTGGGCAACCAATAAGGGAATCGACGTATGAAATGCCCGATATGTGGGTCGTGGACTTTTGTAAAGCAAACGGTAATCAGAGACGACAACACAAGAAAGCGACGATATGAATGCGCCAATGAGCACCGGTTTGGGACGGTCGAAACAATCGTATGTGCGAAGCAAAAGCCTGCTAAAAGCGGCGCGAAGCCTGCCGTGTCAGCATTGCGGGATTGACGATGGGACTGTGGTGGCCGCACATACAAATTGGGGTGGTGGCAAAGGGAGGGGGATAAAAGCCACCGACCTTTTAATTGCCAGCCTGTGCTTTCGCTGTCACTACAACTTAGACCAGGGCGCTTCCCTATCCAAGAATGAGCGACAAGCCATGTGGCAAGCCGCCCACGAGAAGACTATTTCCGCATTGATGGAAGCGGGGCACTTGGCTGCGCTTCATGGGAACGGTGCATAGGATGGGCGTGGGCCATGTCCGTACGCTCATGGGCTTTGAGTTCTTTTTCCAATTCCATGACTTTGCGGCGTTCTGCTTTATACTCACGCTCAATCACATAGTTCGAGGGCGTAGAGTGTTTTGCTTTCTCGGCGGTGATTTTGAAGTTTGTTGCCATAGGAAAATCCTGTTAGAATGGTGACAGCATTTTACATCAACCTTGCAAGGACTAATGATGGGCTATCCAAAAATGGAAAAAATCCCCGCTAAAGTGATGGCGTCGGATAAGACTGGTATGAAAAACGTCGGCACAAGCAAAGTGGACAAAGAGACCTACCGCAGCGGTATGTCTGGCGAGACCATGCCCAAGGGCGTGTTGGCCTCCGATACGTCTGGTGAGCGTCGCGCTAAGATTGTTGGCGGTGTTGGCATGGGCGCTAAAGACAGCGTTACCCGCCAAGACGTGGGCAAGATGGACGGGTTTGCCGGTGAGTTCAAAGGCGGTAGCAAAGAGCACGAGTGCTACAGCCACGAGCGCATGGAACACGCACAAGACAAGTAAGCGGGTCTCCGAGACGCAGCAACGTCTCGGTTTCCCTGACCACATAGAAAGGGCTATATGGCTGAAAGCAATTGTAAGTTATGCGTTTACTTCGTTGATATTGACCGAATTGGCCAATGTCGGCGTTATCCGCAATTTGTTACTAAGCACGAAAGTGAATGGTGCGGCGAGTTCCGCAAAGAACCAGTTGAGGGCAAACGCGAAGCGCGCAAAATACTCAAACTCCGAAAGGACGGCGATGTTCAAGCCGCTTAAAGACAAAATCATCGTTAAGCCCGAGCCGCGCATCAAGAGCGAGTTGTGGGTCAAGACCGCAGAAGCTGACACCGTTGGCTACATTACCGCCGTAGGTGATGAGGCCGCCGCCGAAGGCTTAAAGGTCGGCGACAAGGTCTATTTTGGTACGTTGGCTAAAGACTATCAGAACGAATACCTTAAATTTGATACCATTACCATTGACGACGAGCGCCACCTCCGCATGAGTTGGCAAGACATTTGTTTCGTGGAGGAAGTATGAAACCTGGACTCTATGCCAACATTCACGCCAAGCAGGAACGCATCAAGCAGGAAAAAGCCGAGGGTAAACCCGTAGAGAAGATGCGTAAGCCTGGCTCCAAAGGCGCACCGACTGCGGCCGCATTCAAGCAATCCGCTAAAACGGCCAAGAAATGAAGCACGACAAGCCCATTGAGCATAAAACGACGGGTAAAGGCAAGACCTACAACCCGACGGACAAAGGCGCTGGCATGACCGCCAAAGGCCGCGCTGAGTACAACGCCAAGAACGGCTCAAACCTAAAGCCGCCTGCGCCGAATCCGAAGACAAAGAAGGATGAAGGCCGCAAAGCATCGTTTTGTGCGCGAATGGAGGGCGTGGTAAAGAATGCCAAAGGCCCAGCCGAACGCGCCAAAGCGTCACTCAAGAACTGGAATTGTTAATGAGCGAAGAGACAATGACAAGAGAACTTGTTGGGAAATACAATACGACAAAAGCGTTTTTTGATAAAGGATATGCCCTGCCCTTGTATGGCGTACACACTCATATGTGGGTTTACGCCGACAAGACAATCGTTTTGCCGCATGGCGCGGTAGAGATGAAATACACCGAAGGCATCCCCTGCGCTTTGTGGACAGATGTTTTAGAAGCAGAGAAAGAGAAAGCATGAAAGACCTAATCACCGCAAGAATCCAAGACCTCATGGCTAAAGGCCGCGAACTAGAAGCGCAGATACACCAAGTAAATGGTGCGCTGCAACAATGCCAATGGACGCTAACCGAACTGGAGAAGCAAGATGCCCCTAAAGAAATCCCCGACACCCAAAGCTATGAGTGAGAACATCAAGGCCGAGATTAAGGCTGGCAAACCGCTCAAGCAAGCGGTAGCTATTGCCCTTTCGGTTAAGCGCGAAGCAGAGAAAAAGAAAAAGTGAACATCACCCAGGTCGCCGTTGACAAGCTAATCCCTTACGTCAACAATAGCCGCAAGCATTCCGACGCTCAAGTCGCGCAAATAGCGGCCAGCATTAAGGAATTTGGCTGGACTAATCCAATCTTGGTGGATGGCGACCAGGGCATCATTGCAGGCCACGGGCGGTTAATGGCTGCGCGTAAGCTAGGCATGAAGGAAGTGCCGGTTATTGAATTGGCGCACCTGACGGACACCCAGCGCAAGGCGCTCATCATTGCTGACAACAAGCTGGCAATGAATGCTGAATGGGACACAGACCTGTTGACCGTTGAGCTAAACGAGTTGCTGGCAGACGGATTTGCCTTAAATATTTTGGGCTTTAACAACGATGAAATTAGCAAATTATTAGATGAGCCTGATTTTCAGCCCGCAACAGAAGAAGAACAAGGAAAATTAGACGAATTGGACCCAAAATGGATAGTCTGTCCTCATTGCGGTAAAGAATTTGATGCAAGACAAACCTGACTTGAAAATTGATTGGGCAAGCCATGACGCGGCTAAGTATGCTTGCACGACATGGCATTACAGCAAATCAATTCCCGTACCACCACTAGTTAAGATAGGCGCATGGGAAGACGGAAAGTTTATTGGTGTAGTCATTTTTAGTAGGGGCGCATCATCAAATTTGATGAAACCATACGGGTTAAAACAAGATGAAGGATGCGAGTTGACTCGTATTGCTTTGACGAGCCACAAAAGCACAGTAAGCAGAATAGTTAAGTTTGCTTTAATGTTTTTAAAGAAAAACAGTCCTAATTTAAGACTAATTGTTTCATTTGCTGACCCACAATACGGGCATCATGGTGGTGTATATCAGGCTGGTAACTGGATTTATTGCGGTGATACAGCACCAGGCATTGAATATTGGCATAATGGGAAAAGACTTCATTCTCGCCAAATAAGCGAAAAAGGATGGAATATTCAGCAAGGGCAACAACGAAAGACATTGAAGCCAAGTGAATGTAAGATTGTTAAAACAATTGGAAAACACAGATATTTGATGCCACTTGATGATGAGATGAGAAATCAAGTAGCAAAATTAGCAAAGCCTTATCCTAAGCGTGTGAAGCAGGCGATGGTCGATTCCCTCGACACAGCGGCGGTGCATCACCGACCCACACGCTCCATATTGACAGAAGCCGCAGAAATTGCTTAAAATTTAGTCAACACTTTCCGCTAATAAAAAGATGCTACCTCACGAGCCAACCGACAAGACAAAAGCGCAAGCCCAACAAGCTGCGGGGCTCGGATTGCCGCACGACCAAATAGGCGCACTTTTAGGCATAAGCGATAAGACGTTGCGCAAATATTACGAGACTGAACTGGCGTTAGGTAAGGCTACGGCCAGCGCGTCGATTGCTCGGACGCTGTTCAACAAAGCCCAAGGGGGCGACACTACGGCGCTGATATGGTGGACAAAAGCACAAATGGCCTGGGGCGAGACAAATACAACCAAGCTGGCTAATCCTGATGGGTCGGCCATTGAAGGCATCCAGGTCAGCTTTGTAGCGCCGAATGCAGCCGAATCTAAGTAAGGCGCAATTCCCCGTAAAGCTGGAGTGCCTGTTCCAGCCTGAGAAAAGCCGCTACCGAATCTTGTACGGTGGGCGCGGTGGGGCTAAGTCTTGGGGCGTGGCTCGGGCATTGCTCATAAAAGGCGCACAACGCAGTTTGCGTATCCTTTGCGCCCGTGAGTTTCAGACTTCTATCAAAGATTCCGTCCACAAACTGCTGTGCGACCAAATCATCGACTTAGGGCTAGAGGGCTTTTACGAAATCACCCAGGCCAGCATTCGGGGAAAGAACGGGACTGAATTCAGTTTTGTTGGCCTCAAGAACAACGTCGCTAACGTCAAATCCTACGAGGGCGTGGATATTTGCTGGGTAGAAGAGGCGCAGACCACCAGCCGCCTATCGTGGAACATCCTGATTCCAACCATTCGCAAGGAAGGCAGCGAGATATGGGTTACGTTTAATCCTGAGTTGGAGACGGACGAGACTTATCAGCGGTTTGTGCTGCACCCGCCTGAGAACTCCGTCGTCCAAAAGATTAACTGGTCGGACAATCCCTGGTTTCCTGAGACGTTGATGCTAGAGAAAGACGCGCTCAGAATGCGCGACGTAGAGGCATATAACACCGTATGGGAAGGCATATGCCGCCAAACCGTCGACGGGGCTATCTTTGCCCGCGAGATGCAGATGGCTGAATTGGATGGCCGCATCACCAAGGTGGGCTATGACCCGATGAAGCCGGTTCACGCCGTGTTCGACTTGGGCTGGTCAGATGCGACTGCGATATGGTTTGTGCAGTTTATTGGTATGGAAACTAGGCTCATCCGCTACCACGAGGACAATCAAAAGACCATATCCGACTACTTGGCCAAGATGCAAACCTACGGCTATGTCTACGACACCCTCTGGTTGCCGCACGACGCTGAGAATAAAACGTTGGCCGCCGCCGGTCGGAGCATTGACCAAATTGTCAGAAGCGCAGGATATAAGACCAAAATCATCCCGCGCACCCCGATTGTGGACAGTATTAACGCGGCGCGTACCCTATTTAGAAATTGCTGGTTTGACAGGGATAACTGCTACGATGGGTTACAATGTTTGCGGCATTACCGCTACGAGGTTGACCCCGACACTAAAGCGTTCAGCAAAAACCCGCTGCATGACCAGTTTTCGCATGGCGCGGACGCATTCCGTATGCTTGGGCTTGTAGTAAATGAGCCGCGTAAGCGAGTGTCCAAATCGACCTATTTGCAACCACAGAATTGGATGGGCTAAATGGACGACGCAATAATTAACGAAGCAAAGGACTTTCTTAAACTTTGCAACGACGCGGACACAATGAACCGCCAAGAAGCCCTAGAAGACTTGAAATTTGTCTCGGGCGGCGACCAATGGCCCGTTGACCTACAAAACTCTCGTAATCTTGAATCGCGCCCCGTCCTGACCATTAACAAGCTAGATGGATACTGCCGCCAAGTGACCAATCAGCAGCGCCAGCAACGCCCACGCATCAAGGTTCACCCAACAAACACCCAAGCTGATGTTAAGACCGCCCAAATCGTTGAGGGCATCTGCCGCCATATTGAGATTAACTCCAATGCCGACAATGCCTACGACACCGCTTTTGACCATGCCGTGCGGATGGGTTGGGGCTTTTGGCGCGTTACAACCGACTATGTAAAGCAGGACAGCTTTGACCAAGAAATCTTTATTGAGGCTATCCAAAACCCGTTTACCGTCTACTTTGACCCCAATTCCGAAGCCGTAAACGGCTCGGATGCTGACCGTTGCCTTATCACCACAATGATGAGCAAGGTCAAATTCCGCGAGTTGTACCCCGATTCCGACGATGGCAGCAGCTTTACGCAGCGCGGCACAGGCGACAGCCAATCCGAATGGATTACCAAAGAAGATATACGCATTGCCGAGTATTTCTACACCCGTCGCGAGCCTGCCAAGCTGGTCAAACTGTCCGACGGCACTCAGGGATTCATGGATAAAGACATGAAAGACCGAATGGCTTTAGCTGGTTTGACCGTAGTTGACGAGCGTGATTCATATAAAAAAGTAATAAAGTGGAAGAAGCTGACCGCCATTGAAGTCATTGAAGAGCGCGATTGGCCTGGTTCTTACATCCCCGTCGTGCCCGTCTATGGCCGCCATATCGTCATCGGCGACAAGCGCAAGAAATTTGGCATGGTGCGCCACGCTAAAGACGCGCAGCGGATGTATAACTTTTGGCAAACAACTGTCACCGAAAGCGTCGCGCTGGCTCCTAAAGCCAAGTGGTTGATGGCCGAAGGGCAGGACGAGGGCCACGAGACCGAATGGGCGGCAGCGAACATAAAGTCGTTTCCGCTGTTGCGTTACAAGCAAACCGACATTGACGGACAGCCAGCGCCTCCTCCACAGCGCCTACAGCCCGAGCCGCCTCCAAACGGAGTGATGGCCGCGTCTGCAATGATTAACCAAGACATTGCGACGCTGATGGGCATATTTGACCCAAGCCAACAACTGCCAGGAAACATCTCGGGCAAGGCTTTGAACGGCCAGCAGCAACAAGTTGACCTGACCAACTTTGATTTCTACGACAACTTGACCAAATCCATCGCGCAGACCGGCACGATTATTCTTGACCTTATTCCCAAGATTTACGACTCTCAACGGGTAATGCGAATCATCGGAGATGACGGCAAGCCTGACTTGGTAAACATCAATGAACCCAAGCAGGACGCACAAGGTGTTTACACCATCATGCACGACATGACTGTGGGCGAATACGACGTGGTTATGGATACCGGCCCAGGCTACAACAGCAAGCGCCAAGAGGCCGTGGAATCTATGGTCAGTATGCTCAAGGTTGACCCCGCCCTTATGCAGCAGGCTGGAGACCTTATCTTCCGCAATATGGACTTCCCTGGTGCGGACATCATTGCCGACCGGCTGGCCGCTGCTAACCCGATGGCGCAGATTGACGATAAATCACCCGTGCCGCCGCAAGTTCAGATGCAACTTAAGGCAAATCAGGCGCAAATGCAGAAGATGCAGCAGGCTATCCAGCAAATGCAGATGATGATTAAAACCCGTCAAGACGTGGAGCAAGTCAAGCAAGACGCTGAAACCAAGCGGACGCTCATTAAAGAAACCAACCGCGCCCACGATATTGAATTGCGGAACGAAGAGCGCCATAAGGACATGGAAATGCGGACAAGCACCCAGGCGCACGATACTGTGCTTAAAACTCAGACGCAATTGGAAATTGAGCGCATGAAAGCCGAAGTTGCCCTTATGTTGGCGCATTTGGATAAAGCATCGGCTCATGCGGCATCGTTGGAAACTACTGAGCGCGCAATATAAATTTGTGGTATAAACCACCAACCTTACCCGTGAGGCTCATGGGGAAAATACTTAGGGAAACCTATGAGTGACAAAGAAGCCGGTCATGTTTTGACCAGTGAGAATTCGGCAGATTTTTATGCAAATCGACTTGGTTTAGCTGCTAGTGATACTGACGAGGCTACGGTTGAGAATACTCCCGCAGAGCCGTCAGAGGATACGACACAGAGTGAACAGTCAGCAGACGATGATGCCAAACCGACAGAGGAACGGAAGCAGAATCCGAAACTTGAAAAGCGGTTTTCAGAGATAACCAAGCAACGCGAACTTGCCAAACAAGAAGCAGCGCAAGAACGTGAAGCAAGGCAAAGGCTAGAAACCGAGTTAGCAGCACTACGCCAGCAAGCAGCACCCCAACCGGTGCAGCAAGCGAACGCAGAGCCACAGCCGAGCCAATTTACTGATGCTTTTGAATATGCAAGGGCACTAGCAGAATGGTCGACTGAGCAAGCATTGGTAAAGCGAGATAGGGAAGACGCTAATCGCAGGGCTGACGAGGAGCGCCAAAAGGTAATATCTACCTGGGCCTCCAAAGTGGCAACAGCGAAAGCAGAAATGCCCGATTTCGACGACATGGTTGCGTCAAGCAGCGTGGTTGTTGGTGACCACATTCGGGACGCAATATTGGAAAGTGATGTAGGCCCACAAATCCTGTATCACCTTGCAAAAGAAGATGACGCTGCAAAGCGCCTAACTTCTATGTCGCCAGCGCAGGCGCTACGCGAGATTGGGAAACTAGAGGCGCGGTTTGAGAAGCAACCTGAGACCAAGTCAAGTAATCCTGTCGGTAAAAGTAAAGCACCACCGCCGATTAGCCCTATTCGCGGAACGGGCAAGATGAGTGATGTGTCAATTGGTTCTGACGGTCAATTCCACGGAAGTTATCAAGCCTGGAAAGAAGCGAGAAAAGCTGGTCGTATCCGCTAGTATTTTTAGGAGTTTGTAAATGAGCAACAATCTGTTGACCATCTCCAAAATCACCAATGAAGCATTGATGGTTTTGGAAAATGAACTGACTTTCACGTCAGAAGTAGACCGCAACTACGACGACCAGTTTGCTGTCGTTGGTGCGAAAATCGGTAATACCGTAAACGTCCGTCGCCCTGGCCGCTTTATTGGTACGACTGGCCCCGCGTTGAACGTGGAAGACTTTAACGAGACCTCGGTTCCCGTTACCCTGTCGACCCAGTTCCACGTTGATACCCAGTTCACCACCGCTGACCTTGCATTATCTCTTGATATGTTTAGTGACCGCGTTCTCAAACCCGCTGTGGCCGCCATTGCCAATAAGATTGACCGCGACGGTCTTGTTATGGCTAAAAACAATACCGCCAATATTGTCGGTACTGCTGGCACGCCTCCCACCGGTTTGATTACTTACCTGACCGCAGGCGCTTACCTCGATGCCGAGGGCGCACCCCGTGATGGCCGCCGTTCGTGTATCGTGGAGCCTTTCACCGCTGCGACTATCGTTGACAGCTTGAAGGGTCTGTTTGTGCCCCAAGAAGCCATTGGCGAGCAATATCGCAAGGGCTTGATGGGACGCGACTCCGCCGGCATGAACTGGAAACTTGACCAGAACGTTGTGAGCCAGACTTTCGGTTCGTATAGCACAGCTACCTTGGCTTGCAATACTTCTACCGCAACTGGCTTCTTGACCTCTGGCTGGGCTTCTACGTCCACCATCGCCCTGACCGCCACGACTGCTACCGCATCGCTGCAACAAGGTGACGTTATCACCATTGCAAACGTGTACGCAGTCAACCCACAGAACCGCCAGGCTTACGGCTCTAACAAGCTGCGTAACTTTGTCGTGACCTCTGCTGTGACTGTTTCCACGTCCGGTACTACCTCGGTGACTGTCAGCCCCGCTGTCATCTCCGCAGGCCAGTTCCAAAACGTATACATCTCGGCTACGTCTTCGACCGCTGCTGTGACCCCGTTCAATCAGACCGGAACCGTGTCGCCCCAAAACATCGTGATGCACCGCAATGCATTCACTTTGGCTGTGGCTGACTTGGAACTGCCTGATGGCGTTCACTTCGCCGGTCGCGCTTCCGACAAGGAAATCGGTCTGTCCATGCGCGTGGTTCGCCAATACACCATCAACAACGATTCGATTCCGACTCGCTTGGACGTGTTGTATGGCTGGGCACCGCTGTACCCCGAACTCGCTTGCCGCGTTGCAGCTTAACTTTAAGGAGTAAACATCATGGCAAATCCAGGCCCAGCAACCACAGTCAGCAATCATCCCCAAAACTTGGCTACAAACCAAGCGTTGCGTTTGATTGCCTCCGCACAATCCGTTAACTTGTCCGTCGCCGGTGATACCGCGATGGTGGTTTTGGATGTGAGCAAATTTGTGCCCACCAAAGTTATCATCACCAATGGCCTTAACTCTAGCGGTTCCACGACCACTATTGCTACCGCTACTGTTGGTGCATACACCGGCCCAGGCGCAACAGGTTCGACCATTTTGACTACCGCTGCTTTGACTAGCAACACCGGTGGCCCTTATGTGACGCTGACCGATGCAACAAATCCCAACACCGCCATTTCTAACCCAACAAACATTTATGTGAACGTTGGTACTACGATTGCCGCGACCTGTGACGTATTTGTTTACGGTTACGACCTGACTTTCCTGCCATAAGCGGGGAAGACAATTGGAGCCGCCTACTGGGGATTCTCGGTGGGCGGCTTTTTACTTTTAGGCTACAATTCATTCATCCTCTACTAAAGGAAAACCATGTCAAAAACGACCATTAGTCGCGGCAATGTTATAGCGCACACCATTTGCCAGCTTACATTCCCTAGCACCACTTTCTCCACTACCACCACCGAAGTCGCCATTTCTTGCCCTGGCGTTAAGTCTACGGACAAAATCCAAGTGCAAATTGATGCAGCAATGACCGTCGGCGTTGGTATCTGCAATGCTTACACCAACACGGATAACCAAATCACCGTGCGTTTGCTTAATCTGACCGGCACGTCGGTTACGCAAGCTGCGGCTACTATGTTGGTGAGCGTGAAATCCTGCGAAGATTCGCCTATTCCTGCGAACGCGGTTTAATCATGGCAAGCACATCCGTTATCCGTACAGCAGGGCAAACCGTTGCTCTGTCGGTAACGGCTTCGTCCACGTCGGCTACCCTCATTGATGACAACACAAACGACCAGGTCAATTACGCAAGTTTTTTGAACACTGGCTCGGTTGCGGTTGCTGTTAAATGGGGCGACGCTAACGTGGGCGCTGCTGTCTTCCCTGTAAGCGGGACTTCAACCGGCGATTACGTTTTGCCCGCAGGCATGACATCTCCGATTGTGCTTGCCGTTCCTACCGCACCTTTTTATGTCCGCATAATTGGCGCGGCTGCTGGCCCATCTTTGGTATACGTTACTGCTGTGTCAGACCAATCGTAAAAGGCGGGGCTTTGCCCCTTGAAAAATGACCTCTGCCGCACTTACGCAAACAATCAATATCGTGCCCGTGCAGGGCATCTTTAGCGAGACGGGCGTTTGTGTCGGCTTAGTAGGCCCAGGCGGGGAGTTTTTCTCCCCTCCTATCAATTCAGACACGATTCTTAATAGCACGATTGACGCATCTCCAATCGGCTCAACGACCCCATCAACGGGCGCGTTTACAACAATTACAAGCAGCGGACTTGCAACATTCAACAATTTCGCGTCTAGCAATGTCAACATCACCGGCGGGTCAATTTCTGGTGTTTCCATCACAATTACCGCGCTAAACAACACTCCGGTCGGCAATATCACGCCATCTACCGGCGCGTTTACAACGCTCAGTTCGACCGGTCTGTCAGTCACAAACACGATTAGCGGCTCGATTAACGGCAATGCGGCCACCGCGACCTATGCGACCACCGCAGGGTCAGCGACTACGGCAGGGTCTGCCACTACCGCTACAACGGCCACAAACCTTGCAGGCGGCGCAGCAGGGTCTATCCCTTACCAAACAAGCGCAGGCGCGACTACGTTCCTTGCAACGGGCACAGGCGTACTTGTTGGTGGGGTAACACCAAGCTACTCCACGACTCCGACGCTGACCGGCACAAACATTACCGGCATCCCTAATGGCGGCTTGCTTAACTCAAGCATCACCATTGGAAGTACATCGATTGCGCTTGGCGCTACGGCATCCACGCTGACCGCGGTCACCCTAGCCAACCCAACCATAAGCAATTACGGCGTATTTACGTCGACTTCCGCGCCAAGCTATGCGGAGGGTCGGCTTTGGTATGACTCCACGCAAAAGGCGCTGTCGTATTTCAATGACGTAACGAACAACACAATCCATGTCGGCCAAGAGACCCAGTTAAAGGTTTACAACAACACCGGAAGCACGATTTCTAAGGGCGCGCCGGTCTACATTACTTCGACCACAAGCGGGTTTACCTATCCCTTGGTGGCATTGGCACAAGCCAATACGCAAACCACAGGTAACGCCATCGGATTGGCAAATCAGGACATTCCTACCGCAACCGCTGGTTATGTGGTCATTGCCGGTCTAATTAACGGCCTAAGTCTTGGCGCAATGACGGTCGGGGACACGGTTTATGTAAGCCCGTACTCTGCTGGTCAGTTAATGAACACTTACCCGCCGACGGGATATCCGGTCAAAATTGGTGTTGTTGCGTATGCCAACAGCCCTAATGGGGCGATTTATGTTAGCCAATCCAATTCGTATGTTTTGGCTGGCAGCGTTGTGGGAACACTTGCAATTGCGAACGGAGGCACAAATGCTACAACAACTCCGACTGCGGGCGCGGTGGCGTACGGCACGGGTACGGCTTATGCGTTTACTGCGGCAGGCACTTCTGGCCAGGTCTTAACCTCGGCTGGCTCGGGCACGCCAACATGGTCAACGCCCACGGCTTACGCAACAGTTACCGATGACACAACTACTGCGGCGGTTCGTTATCCTCTGTTTGCCAATCAAACAAGCGGGAATATCTCAACCGAATACACCAGTTCGACCAAACTTCAGTACACGCCCAGCAGCGGATTGTTGGCCGCCACCACGTTTAGCGGCTCGGGCGCAAGTCTGACAAACATCCCTAATGCTGCGCTGACCAATTCATCCATCACTATTGGCTCAACTGCGGTCAGTTTGGGCGGTACGGCCACCACGATTGCAGGCTTGACATCGGTCACTAGCACGACATTTGTCGGTGCTTTGACCGGCAATGCAAGCAGCGCGACCACAGCAACTACGGCAACAAATGCCACAAATACGGCCATTACGGATGATGTGTCAACTTCATCGTCGGTTTATCCAACATGGGTCACATCGACCACAGGCAATTTGCCTCAGAAAACATCGTCCACTAAACTTAGCTTTACACCATCCACCGGCGCATTACGCGCATCGCAATTGGTAATTGCACCATAGGAGTTAAATCATGGGTTCATTAGTCTTTCAAGCAACGCTCGGCGGCCAGGTTAATCTGAATGGCCCTAATACCGCGTCCACATTTGACATTGCTGTGCCTGCCACAACGGGAACAATGGTCACCACCGGCGACTCGGGAACGGTCACCAATACGATGCTTGCGGGGTCAATTGCTAACGCAAAACTGACAAACTCAAGCGTAACTGTTGGCTCAACATCCATCGCGCTAGGCGCAACATCTACCACATTGGATGGCGTAAATATCGGCGCGACAACGGCTGGAACTGGCGCGTTTACCACATTAAGCGCGTCTAGCACGGTATCGGGTACAGGTTTTAGCACCTATTTGGCAAGCCCGCCAGCCATCGGAGGCACGGCTGCGGCAGCGGGTTCATTTACTACATTGTCGGCATCTAGCACCGTAAGCGGAACAGGCTTTAGCACTTACCTTGCTTCGCCGCCAGCTATCGGTGGAACGGCAGCAGCCGCAGGCACGTTTACCACACTAAGCGGCACAACGTCTGTCACTACGCCAATTGTTAAAAGTGCTAGTTCGTTGACTTTGCAAAGCAATGGCACAACTACTGCGGTCACCGTAGACACAAGCCAAAATGTGGGGATTGGTACTACTTCGCCCGGCTACAAATTGGATGTGCAAAGCACGGCATCTAGCGGCGCTCCTTTGCTAGCAAACTTCCAAGCTGCTGGCGGCGATGTACAGATGTATGTGCAAAACGGTACTGTTAAAACGCAAATAACAGCAGATAATACAAACAGCATCTCAATTGTTGGCTCATATAGCAATCACCCATTAAGTTTTAGAACAAACAACGCAGAACGGGGGCGTTTTGACATAAGCGGGAATTTTTTATTTAATTCTGGCTATGGTTCTGCTGTAAATGCATATGGTTGTCGTGCTTGGGTAAATTTTAATGGAACAACCGCGTCCCCATCCACCATTCGCGGCTCGGGCAATGTATCATCAATAACAAAAACAAGCACAGGAAATTATGCAATAAATTTTACAACAAACTTAGTTGATACTAATTATTCTGTAGTTGCTAGTGTTTCAAAAGGTGCTGGCGCAGCAAGTGTATTAAATAGTGGATGGTGTAATACGGGCGAGGCAAGAGCCGTAAGCAATTGCCTTTTGGAAACTTATAGTCTTACTCCCGCATATATTGATTCTGCAAATGTTTATGCGGCAGTATTTCGTTAAAAGGACAAAAAATGACACAAGCAATTATTTATCCAAATGACAATGGCAGCGTAGCTTTGATTATTCCTACTCCTGATTGGCTTGCTCAAGATGGAAACGCCATTGAAATTCTTGCTGCTAAAGATGTGCCTGTAGGCAAGCCTTACAAGATTGTTGAATTTTCTGATTTACCACAAGACCATACATTTTTCAACGCATGGGAGTATCCAGCATGATTATCATTAACATGGACAAAGCCAAAGAAATTACTAAGGCTAGATTGCGCGTAGAGCGCGAACCATTGCTTGTGGCACAAGATGTAGCGTTCCAGCGGGCGCTGGAAGCCCGCGCAGACACTTCCGCTATTGTGGCAGAGAAGCAGCGCCTACGGGACATCACCAAGTTGGCTGATGCGGCTACAACTCCTGACGAACTAAAAGAAATAAAGGTTCAATAATGGCAAATTTCACATGGAAAATTCCTGAGATTTCCGCTACAGACGGGCTGATTACTCATGCGAAATACCATGTGACAGCCCAAGTAGACAACGATTCGGTGGAGACTGAGGGCAATTGGTACTTTAACGAGCCAACCCTAAAAACGCCGTTTGCCGATGTGACTGAGGACATGGTGGCCGGTTGGATTGAAGCCGAGTCTTACAAAGACGGGATAAATGTTATAAAATCGGGGCTAGAGGAACAACTGGCGCGTAAGTCGAATTCTGTTGTGCCTCCTTGGAAACCGCAAGTGTTTACCCTGGAGCAGACATGACAGCCCCGATTGACATCATTTCTCGCGCACTCAAGGACATTGGCGCTTTAGAAGCCGGTGAGACACCTACGCCCGAAGCGGCGCAAGATGCGTTTGAAATGCTCAACGACCTTATTGACCAATGGTCGAATGAGGACATGATGACTTTCTACAAGACAGAAATCATCTTTCCCGTTACGTCAGGTCAAACCCAATACACCATCGGCCCAGGCGGTCAGGTCGGCGCAGTCTTTACCGGCTCAATTACCGGCACAACCCTCACGGTTACGGCTATCACATCGGGCGCAATCGCCATAGGGCAAACCCTAAGTGGCACAGGAATCACCGACGGGACTAAGATTTTGTCGTTTCAAAGCGGCGCGGGTGGTAATGTCAATGAGGCGGGAACTTACACCGTCAACTTCTCGCAAAGCGCAGCATCCACCACGATTAACGCTTATTACCAGCGGCCCTTGGTCATCAATTCCGCATTCGTGCGGATTAACACCTATTCAAACGGCCAGCCAATAACCAATGGCGGCCTTGACTATCCCGTTTCGGTGCTGAACGTCGAAGAATACGAAATGATTGGCTTGAAAACGCTAAACGGCCCTTGGCCCAAGGCGCTCTACTATCAACCGACCGAAACGCTGGGCAATTTGTTTGTGTGGCCAAATCCCGCCCAAGGCGAAATGCACATTTTTGCCGATACGATTTTCAGCAATTACACCGGCTTGTACGACAACATTCTGCTGCCGCAAGGCTACGCAATGGCGTTGCGCTGGTGTCTTGCAGAACGCCTAATGCCCATGTACGGCAAGGCGAGTCAGACGCAAATCGCAATGATTATGAAGTTTTCCGCGCAGGGCAAAGCCACAATCAAACGCACAAACATGAAGCCGCCACCTGTTGCTCGGTACGCCGATGCGCTGCTTGTTGGTCGCCAAAAAGATGCGGGCTGGATTTTGTCGGGCGGCTTCTTCCGCTAAGGTCAAATAAATGCCCGATTTTGGTTTTGTTGGCCCATCTTACGAAGCACCGTCGATTTATCAGGAATCGCAGGAGTGCATCAATTTCTTTCCCGAGATTGACCCACTCAAGCAGCCTGGTACGCGGGGCATTGTTGCGCTCTATCCAACCCCAGGGCTAACCTTACAGACTGTGCTGAATAGCGCTGAAGTGCGCGGACTACGCACATTGTCGGGCGGGTCGCAAATGATTGCGGTTTGCGGCGTTTACGTTTACGTCTTTACGTCTAATCTGACCCCGACCATTGTAGGAACGCTCAATTCGTCTACGGGGCGAGTAGGCATTACCGATAACGGCATCAACGCCTACATTGTGGACGGGGCTTATCGGTATACATGGCGCATTTCCACACCGTCTAACGCCATTTTCACCGGCTCTGTGTCAGGCACAACGCTGACCGTTACCGCCATGAGTTCGGGTACGATTACAGCTAACCAAAGTCTTACTGGTGTTGGCGTGACCGCTGAGACCGTTATAACGGCGCTAGGGACGGGGACGGGTGGAGTTGGTACTTACACCCTAAACACATCGCAAACAGTTTCAGCGCGGTCTTTGAGCAGCGCCGCGGTCGGCGCTCGATTTACGGCTAGTATTAGCACAACTGTGCTAACTGTGACCGCAGTCGCATCAGGCACGATTTATCTTGGGCAGACAATCCAAGGCGCGGGCATTACGGCGGGGACAATCATCACCGCATTTGGTACTGGCTCGGGCGGCGCGGGAACTTACACCGTTAGCGTAAGCCAAACCGTTGCATCGGAAACCATGTATGCGCTGAACTTCAGCGTTTTGCCATCTACCGACGGGGCATTTAGCGGCGCAAATTCTGTTGACATTGTGGACAATTACTTTGTCTACAACGACCCTGGGACACAACTGTTTGGCGCGTCTAACCTGTTGTCGCCCATTTCGCCTAGCACATCCTATTCGCTGAAAGACGGGTCTCCCGACAAGCTGGTGGCGCTCATCGTTGACCATCGCGAAGTTTATTTGATGGGCGAAGCATCGTCCGAAGTGTGGACAGATGTGGGCGCGGTTCAGTTTCCATTCCAGCGCATTCCAGGAACATCTACCCAACAAGGCATTGCGGCTCAATTCTCAATTGCTCGCCTTGGCCCATCGTTTGCGTATGTGTCGCGTAACAATCGCGGCCAAGCGCAAGTGATGCAGATGAACGGCTACATCCCACAGCGCATTTCCACCCATGCTGTAGAGAATTCGCTCACCAATCAATACATTGATGACGCGATTGCTTGGACGTATCAGCTTGAAGGCCACGAAGTCTACGTTTGCACATTCCCGACACTTAATTTGACGTGGGCATACGACTTCACTACGCAGATGTGGCACAAATGGCTGTACACCAATACGGATGGTACTTATGGCCGCCATCGCGGTAACTGCTGCGCGGTCTTTCAAGGAATGGTTCTGGTCGGAGACTATGCCAATGGTTGTATATACGAACTAGATAAAAAGAACTATACCGATAACGGCCAAAACGTCCGTCGGCTACGTCGCGCCCCTCACCTGACCACAGACCTACAACGTCAGTATTTTGAGGAATTGCAGATTCAATTTCAGCCAGGCGTAGGTTCAACGGGGCTATCCACAATCCCAAGCATTTACGTTAATTCGCCGTATTACATTTATCCTAATGCCAAATTCACCATTGGGGCGCTTGAGACTTACATTCTTGGCCTGCAAGCTGCGGTTAACAACACCACGACCACAACTTATCCACAGGCTATGTTGCGTTGGTCTAATGATGGCGGCTCCACTTGGTCTAAAGAATATTGGGTCACTATCGGCCAATTAGGTAAGTATCGCAACCGCGCTATATGGCGGCGACTTGGGCAGGCTCGCGACAGAGTTTTTGAAGTGTCTATCACCGACCCTGTGAATGCGGTCATCATCTCCGCTAACTTAAAAATGAGCGCAGGAGAAAACTAATGGCACTCTCAAACACCCAACAAATCAACCCTTATCCACAAGCCGAGTTTTTGGATAAGACAACCAACCGGCCAACCCGTTCATGGCAGCAGTTCTTTTTGAATTTGCTCAATTTTTCATCGGCGACAACGGCTACGGCTGGTTCGGCGACTTTGCCAGCCAACCCCGTCGGGTTCATAAACGTGACTGTAAACGGCA